AATCTGAAGTCAACAATGCAATCCTTTGTTGCAAGGCTGCATAATCAGCAGCAGCAGAGACAGCCCTTCTTCCTGCTTCCGCTAATGCTAATCGACCAAGCACTCCACTTAAGCCGTTTAATTTTTTAGTTATACCAGCCGCCGATCTTGCTGTTTCTTTAAACTTTCTACTTAAATTTTTTGCTTGCTGATTAACACGCCTTAATTGACTAACGGCCCCACCCGCTACAACTTTCAGAACGACGGGGACTTCAGCCACGCTTATTCACAAACTTCTTTTTATTCTACCGTTTTCTCTTTGACTTTTCTATTTCTCGTCTTTCATCTTCTCCTCTGTTTTCATAAAAAGCAGCAAAATGAATAAACTCCGACTCCGATAATTCCAATCGAAGCCTACTAACAGTCATTCCTAATTCTGTTGCAAGGAAAAACTCAAAATTTAACCAGCTATCCCCCTTTAATCTTTTTTTGCTTCTTTTAAATCAGCATCACCACCTACGCCAAACAAAAACAGTTCTATTTCATTTAGAACCGATTCTGGTAACTCCCTTTGTAATTTAATGGCATCTCCAGCTTGGAACGCTTTTGTCCCATCCTCTAGTTCAGCTATTCGAACAAGCATTTGGGTGCTGATTTCTAAGGCTTCTTCTGTGCCTGCTGCTTCTTGTGCCTTTTTTCTGTCCGACCTAGTTATCGGACGGAAATAAAGATCAATCAAAGCATTTCCGTTGTCGTCTTTGACTGTATATTTTTTTCTATGAGAAAGATCGAACGTGCTAGTCAACAAGTCAACTGCACGTTGTTTAGATGCTGCCATGTTTAAGTGATTTTATCTTTTTATATATTAGACAGCAGAGGTGATTGCACCACTAGCTTGGAATGTAGCAGAAACAGAAGTTAATTCACCAACTGTTGTTGAAGCACTAACCCCTGTAATAACTCCAGAGAAAGACCATTTCTTTGATCCAGAAGTATCAATGTAAAGCTCAAAGACAGCATCGCCAGCATCTTCAGTTACTAAAACATCATCAATTAAATTCTTTGTTTCGTTGCTACTAGCAGCCGTGTAATTAAACTCAATAGAGCCAGAGCCGGAAATCAAGCCGCCAACATAAGTACGAGCAGTGTCGCCTTGAACGGTTGTTTCTAAAACCTCTTTTGCAAGATCAAGAGTCCAACTTGTAGTTTGAACAACTGCTTCTGCTGTTCCTGAAGAGTTCTTGAATTTTACAGAACCCTCCTCTCCTCGATAATTAGCCATTTAAAAAAAAGGGGTCAATGAATAGAGTTTAACCTTTTTCTGTCTTAGAAACAGATTTTTCATTTTTCGATTGGTTGTCTAAGTATTGCTGACAACGTGGGTCCCAAAGAGCAGGGTTCCTTTTTCCTTTGACTGCCTCAATAGCGTCAAGTTGTTCTTTTGTTAAATCAGGCATTAGAGAGATTCTACCGTTTCAAAAGTTATTCTAATCTGTGATTGAAAATAATTTGCAGGAGAAGAGGTTTCTTGCATATCAGGCCCATTAGCAGCATCAAAATAAATACCTGAAACAATAACTCTATTAAATAGATTTCTTAATCTGGTTGCTATTTCCAAATTGTCACCAGCACCAAGCCCTATCTCAGAAAATATATTTAACACAACGATTCCATCAATCATATTGGCCGACCCCGATGTGCCTCCTAGTGTTATGTATGTATTACTTCCAAAATTAACTAAACATTGCACCCACTTTGAATCGCTAGGGGAATAAGGCACATTGTTAAAAACGACAGGAATAGCAGGAGAAGATGCCAACTCAGTGTTGACCCGTTCTTCTACAACTTGACGAACATCATTGAGGTCAACTGCTGCCACTAACCTTTCCTCCGTATATGCTCAAGTCTAGATTTAGTTTTTCTTAGTTGGGCTTTTGCAATCAAATCTAACCATCCAATTTGTGCCTGAGCACTTCCTTTAATTCCTGCCTTTTTCCAAGATGGAGGCAAATTGGTGCCATAAGAAAGAGCTTCAGCGTATGGCAAATTATTGTGGATGTAATAGCTGTTTCCAATGTTTTCAAAGCCTGACCTATAACCCACTGTTTTCATTTTTCCGTCTCCTTGATCAACATATAAAGGAGTACGAGGTTTAGGTTTTTGATAAAAACTACTAGGAGCAGGTGGAAGCTGACCAGCAGCCGTCCCATTTTGTCCAATCTGCCAACTCATACGAAAACGCCCGCTATCAACGGGGCTTGCTTTCTTAATCACAATACCTAATTCTAAAACTGTGCCTCTTAACAAACTTGTAACAGTGTCCTCGTAATATGCCCCTAAATCATCCAACTTTATTATTTTAGTCATCCCCTTAACACCAACTGATAACTAATAGCAGTATTGTCTTGTTCTACGATTTTTACCCTAATAATTTGATAAGTTGAACCACTAATAACAACTTTATCTGAAGTGGCAGGAACGTAAGTAATGCTAGCTGCTGCAATAGTTAGAAGACGATCATCCGCTTCAATAAGTTGGCTAACTTCTCTTTTATTTATATCTTCAACAAAACCTTTTACAGTCGTATCGGATGTTGTCTCTGTTGCTTTTCCTGTCGCCGCATTATAAGTACCTGTTGTAACTCGTCTAATGGTTACATCAGCACCAACTGTTTTTAAAACCTTGTTAGCAGCTTTTCTTAATGCAGAGGCAAGGGCCATTATATTCGATAAGCAATAACTGATCCGGCACTTGTTTGAGTAATGCTTGTAAAGATTCCTTCGATTTCTGTGCTTGCCTTTAACTCAATTCCAGAAACAGTAGAAGAACCATTTTTTGTTACATTTGGAGAAACTAACGTAACAGTTGAATCTGTTAAACAAGTGATTTTCCCA